AGAAATTATCATTAGTAGAATTCATTGCTTCGATTAAATCGTTTGTACTTTTCACTACTGGATTTAAAACATCAATCAAGTAAGTTTGTCCGGTAGTTGTGAGAGTATTTAGATTCTTATCAAATTCTTTAAAGTTTCTTGCCGCTTCTTCAGTTACTGCTACTGTTTGTGATTGGATTTTATTCCATGCGTCTTGTTCACTTGCTGATTGATTTAGTATTGGTATTAATCTACTGGCATCACTTGCTAATGTTTCAAGTAGCCAAGTTTGGGTAGCTTGATCCGCTCCAGCTTTTTTTAAATCAAAGAAAGTTTTAATTACGGCCTTTAAACCGCCATCCGTCTGATTAAGTAGTGGTGTAAACTCTTTGATGTTTAAACCTGCCGCTACAAAGTCATCTACTAATGAACCACCGTTACGGTACGCATCAGCGAGCTTATCGAGTGAGTCCTGATTTAGATCCATGACCTTATCAACGGCTAACCCCGTTTCACGAAATGCCTGATTCCATTGCTGAATTGCCGTTACTGATAAACCTGATGCCGTACTTACTTGATTAAGTTCCCGTACTAGATCGTTAGCCTTTAGTGTAAGTCCTGCTAGTGCTGTACCCGCAATGCCTACCGCACCTACCAGACCAGTTAGACCACCTGAGATACGCCCAATACCACCACTGATATTATCGGCTACAGATCCCATAGTACCGCCAGCCTTTTTACCAAACTTGCCTATACTATCTTCTGCTTGGTTTAACTTCTTTTGTAAACCAGTAGTATCACCATCTACTTCTACAATTATCTTTTTATTTCTTGCCATTATTCTTACCTTCTACAAGTCCTTTCATCATTGCCCCAAATGATGCCGCGTTTTGTTTTGTATTTTGTTCTTTCTTTTTCTCACGTTTGGCGTTCTTTTCTTTCGCCGTGAGTGAATCATCACCAAGAATCCCTAGATAATCAAAATCATTTAGAGTTAGATTTTTACGCCCTTCTTTAGTAATACTTTGAGAAGATAGTAATAATGTGTGGCATAATTGAGCATGTGCGATCATATCCGTTTTAGCTCCATTAGGTTCAATTAGTTGATCATAGATATAAAGGGCATTAAAGATATCTGGATCTAATTCGTCTAATTCTTGGGGTGAGAGTCCCCGCTTATGTAGCATCTTAATACTAAAGCGGGCTTGAGGATTCACTCTTATTTTTTTTCTACTTCGTCTACAGCATCTTCAACGGTGAGTAGTCCTAAAACTTTAATGTAGATATCATTTGCTACGGTAGCATCAATTTCTTGTGCTGAGTCCTTATCAAAAACTGATTCCCCGTTTTCATCTTTAACACAATATACCAGTACTGATAGAACGTCAGTACAATGGGGTGCGTCTTTTACTGTAGGACGGGAAATGTATAATTCAAAACCTTCTACTTCGATTTTATGTAGTTTTGGTTTTAGTGCTTTTTTGAGTGCTTCAATGTTCATTTTGTTCTCCATAAAAAAAGGATGTGAACCGTTATTGATTCACATCCTTATTTATTACACTACTGGAATTACTTTAGCTTCGAGTGGACCACCATCTACCGCAATAACAAAATCACGGTTTACTACGTCGTCTTTATCACCTGAAGTAACTGAACTTGATACAAAACCCACTACTACAATTTGATACCCATTAGTATGAGTACCATCTTCATAGTAAGTAATACGGAATTGTTTACGTAGTTGGTTTTCTTCTGCGTTTAGTAGATCAATGTGTACTTCATTATCTGGAAGATAGTGTACTGTCAAAGTAATATCAGGTACTGACTTACTTCCAATTAGCTTACGATTGTACTTATCATTGTATTCTACAACGTCAATCACTACGTTCTCTGCTCCGATAGTTGGGAAACTACCCAATTCTGGAATTTCTTTAAAGTCAGTAGCTACTGTTTTAGAACCTGCTGTATGAGTGCCAACTTCTACAGTAACGTTACTGCCTGAAAAAATATCAAATGCCATTTTTTATATCCTTATATAAGTTTATTTGTGGGTAGTCCCTCTACCCACGTTGTATTTATTTAGTAATTAGTGATTGTACTAATGCTTTTAGTTCATCAATTTGTTGTTGTTGATCTTCAATCTTTTCAACTAAAGAATCATTTTGATTTGATAGTGCCTGAATTGCCGCTAGTCCATCAAGTATTAGTGGGGTTGGATCAAGGTGCAAATATTCACCAACTTGCCATGTATAATCTTTATCGATTTCACGAACTTGTTGGGCTATTACACCTCTACGTGCTCTTTGAGTTTCATCATTTTTGAATGTGAATATTTTAAATTCCATTCGATTGATGTTATCAAGTGCACCCTGTACATTTAATTCACCCTTGATATTTTTCAATCTTTCATCTGACACTGCGGAGGTAGTTACACGTACCCAAGGGGTGTAAATCAATCCTTCTGCATTCGTTAGATCGTCTTTTACGCGGGTATACATTGCACCGCTGGCTTTATCCCAACACATTTGGGAACTATAAGAACCAGATCCGGTTCTTACACTAGATCCCATCGAACCGATTACACCATAACCACCAAATGGTAGGTTAGTTGATGCAGTAGGTGCACTAATGAATGTTGCACTCTTAAAGCCATAAAATTCATTTGCATTTATGCCTGTACCTAACTTCGGGGCGTTATCTGTCAATAGATTACCACCTATAGATGGTAGGTTATTAACAATTTGCCCTGTGTTGTTTAGTAAGTTACGTTGTACAAAATATGGGGGTGCATTAACTGAGTTGGGTATTTCAAGTGATACTTTTGCCCCAACATCCCCCGCTGTTGTTCGGTCACGTGAAACTAATTCTAGACGCGGGTAAATTGCGGCATTCAATACTAGTGATTCTGCTACCACACCACGGCGAACTATTGCATCACCATCCGCTTTTAGCTTTAATGGGTTAGTGTTATATGCTCCAGTGTTGGTATAATTATAAAAATTAAGTTCATCATCTGTTGAATTATATCCAGTACGCCATTTTACAATATTACTAGAGTTTGCATAACAGGTATATGAGACCCCACCACTAGGTGCTTTAATCTTAATACCATCCGATGCTGAACCATCAGTTTCATATACTTTGAAAACTGCCGAACCATCCGATCTACCAGTACCGCCATTATATACTGCTAATGGAATAGTTTCGTTTGTTCCCGCTTTATATGCACCCCATACACCATCTTGAAGTGTAAACGCTACTTCGCGTGATGAGGTATATAATAGTGTATTACTTGGTGATTGTACTAAACGATCTACTTGTAGATTAGCTTTCGCGGAATTAACATCCCATCCACCCGTACCGCCATTGTTAATACCAAGTGGAATATATGATTGTGAAGTTTCATTATAACCACCCCATGTACCACCATCAGTTACGATAATTGATTTAGTACGATCACCGGATGTTAGACTAGTGGTGGCACCAAATTGATTTAAACGGTCTACCTGTAGATTAACTTTCGCATTTGGTACATCAAGTGCACCTGTCCCGCCACCACCTATTGATAAGGCACTAGTACCGTTAGTTTCGTTATTTGCCACACGCCATTCACCATTATTTGCAATACGTAATTCATATGATGCGTTTGGGTTTGTGAATGCATTATATTGGCCGGGAGTTGTGCCAATACTTTGTCGTACTGAATCAACCTGTAAATTACTACGTGCACTTGCTTTATCAACTAAATCACTTAAGTTACTTGCAGTTTTTAGATATCGAGTATCCATTGCAGAAAGCGAAATGATACCTAGATTAGCTAGTGCTGTATCTTTATCAGTTAACTCTGAAAGGTTACGCGATCCGATCATGTAACGTGCGTCACCTTCTAACTTTGAATAAACATCAAGGTTAGTACGAGCATCAATTACTGAATCAACATCACTAAGGTTATTTGTCTTACTTAGATATAAAGTATCCGATTCACCAGAAGTATAAACACGTGACCACGGCGTAGTATTATTACGTGCGTAAATGCGTAGATCGCCGGAGTCGGTTAACATTAGGTTAGTGTTAGATTGTCCCATAGGTTGTGATACTAGCTCAATACCGTATAGATCCGTTCCTGCGGGGTTATCTGTATCGGCTGCGGTAATCATTACAAAGGCGTTACCTTCGGCTTCCTGTGGGCTGTACTGTGGGTAATCTGGTGTACCGTCTGAGCCTACCCCATAATCACCACGGCGTAGTACTGGAGGAATTAAACGAGTACCCATTGAAATGATAGTACGTGGTGAGTAGGTATACGCCATACGTACTACATCATCTTTATCACCGGAGATCATACGGGAGTTAATATTACCCGATACAATTACGGCTTCTACCTTTCCTGCGTCTTGATCTTCAATGTAATTTACAATTAACTGGAATTCAGTTTTGTTATCGTATGCTGAGTCTAAGAATTGGTGTGTTTCTGAATCCGGTCTATAGTTCACTACGATTTCTAGATCACCAATAGCCTTATCACCAACTAAAGTACGGGTATATTCTGAATCATATGTTTCAATTTTATTAGCTGAATCACTAATACTAAAAGTTGGGAATGTAGCAACGTTTTCAATCTCAATATTCCCACTACTGATTACGTTTTGATTTGCTGTGTCAAGATTATAGAATAATTTGACTGTACCACCATTAAAAATATCTGCCATTTTGAATCCTTATTTTCGTTCTAATGCTTCAATATTTAGTGTGAAAATAAGGGACGAAATACCAGTAGTTTTATCTGTGACTAATGAACTGTTACCATAGTTAACCCATAGTACAGTTACACCCTGTGCTTTAAAGATTGGGGCATAGTTGGCTTCAAAATAGGTAATTAGTTCATCGTACTTTGTTGATGGGGTTTTAGTATTTACTTGGGGACTTACTAAAAACTCCATATCGAATTGACCACGTAAACGGGAATTTCCATTAAAGTTTGCTGCTTCAAGTTGATAGTCAAATGTGACCATCTGAAAAATATCTTTACCTGTGCCTGTACTTAAAGATGGGGTTAATGCTTGATAACCTTTTAGTACAGTAACAGTAGCGGCTTTCATGTTTTCAATTAGTTTCATAGTACAAGCCCCGCTATTGTTTCACGGATATAGATTTCACTTACTCCGCTTAGGTCGTTATAAATTCTGTATACGGTATAATCAGTACCGCGTACTATTAGCTGAGAATCAATAGATAGATTTAACGCACT